CCTTCAGAATCTTGCTGATCGCTCTCTGCGTTTAATCGCCAATGAACCACATAAACAACATCAGAATGTCCATCGTGTGTTGGGTAAACGTCTACTGTTTTACAGTTCCATGTGTAAATATTTGCCATTTTATTCTCCTGTTTTAAGTAAGTTAATTTCAGATTGTAAGGCTTCAATCTGTGTTTGTTGTTCTTTTACAGCCTTTACAAGATGTACTACAAGTTTACTGTAATCCATATAATATTGTTCTTCTTCAGAACCTGATACAGCGTTAGGCACTATGTCTAATACTTCTTGAGCTATAAGACCTTCATCAGCTTTACCATCTGCTTTCCAGTTATAAGCTACTGGGTTAAGTTCATTAATTACTTCTAAACCTCTAGCTTCGCCTGTAACGTCTTTTAGTCTTGCATCTGAAGATGTGTTAAAAGATGTTGTTGAACCATTGGTTGTTATAGAGCCAACTAATCCACCATTAAATCTAAATTGGTCAAAAGTTGAACCGCCTGTATCAATATTAGTATAACGAGCATTACCAGCACCACCATCAACTTGTAATTTAAAACCTGATGCAGCGCTCGTAGTCCCCACCAACAAGTTGCCTGAACTATCAATACGCATTCTTTCTGATAATGTAGCTGCTGCACCTGCACTTCCACTTGCTACTGTATACCATCTATGAGTTGCAGCTTCTTGTAAATAAGCACTTGCTTCATTAGCAACTCTATAGGCAAAAGCACCTGTATCATTATCAACATAAAGATTATCTGTTACATAAGTTCCAAAAAGACCACCACTACCTAATTTTTCAGAAATTACTGAGCCTTTTTGACCTATAAAAAATTGACTCCAAGTAGCGTGTGAATCACTTGGTGGAGTTGTACCTAGTCCTAACATGCCTGAAGAATCAATACGCATTCTTTCTGTTTCGCCAGTTTTAAGTAACATTACAGAGCCATTAATTTCTAATGGTATATTTGCACTTCCTGCATCATTGAAAGCATTTATTTTCATACCACTTGTTTCTGTTGTGCCTGTTTGCACAGCAAGATTTAAGTTTGTGCCAGTATTTACTTGTAATCTTGCAGAAGAAAAAGGACTAGTCGTTCCAATTCCAACGTTGCCTGATGAGTCGATACGCATGGCTTCTGATGCGTTAGTTGCAAATCTCATATAATTTGCTGTATGTTCGTATTGAATAAATCCTCTATACGCATCATCTCCTGAAGTTCCATCTGCAAAATGAATATTACCTAAATGCGATGTTCCTGATGCTATAGTAATACCTGTATGCCCAGTAGTTGCTACAACCAAATCGTCTGCGTTTGCTTGATAACTTGAAGGACTATCAGTTTTAATTCCAACATTGCCTGAAGAATCAATGGTCATTCTATTGGCTGAATTGCCAATATTAAATTTACCAGTACCATCTCTTTCGCTTCTCATATACCAAGCAACAGTTCCGCTTTCAGTCATAGCAAAACCACTTCCTGTTCCTGAGGCTGCTGTATTTCCATTATCAGAAGAAATATATGTATATCCTGCTTGATTTTTTCTTACATCAAGAGGATATGAAACACTAGTCGTTCCAATTCCAAGCGATTCAGCACTTGCATCCCAGAATAGAGCTTGGCTAGTTCCTGTATCATCGTAGAAGGAGATGTCTCCTGTAGAGCCATTAACCCCTAATCTAGCAACAGCGTTATTGTTATATACATTAAAGTTTCCACTAGCTCCTGGATTAATAAAAATACCAGCACCGCCATCAGAACCTATCCATTTGTCAGAGCCTGAACCGACAGAAGTGTTATTAATTTTGTAAACTCCAGCATCTAGAGTCAAACCATCAGCAGTTACTGTTCCTGCAACGTCTAAACCTGTAAGCGTACCAACACTTGTAATATTAGGTTGAGCTGCTGTAGCTAGTGTGCCTGTAATAGAAGTATTAGCTGTAAGGGTTGTGAATGTACCTGCTGCTGGAGTTGTACCTCCGATGACAGAGCTATCTATAACTGCTCCGTCTAGGTTCATAGCTACTGATGTGCCAGTAGCACTAAATAACGCATCTAAATCATCAAGATCGTCATTAAGTTTTGTACCCCAAGTATCAGTAGATGCGCCTACTTCTGGTTTGGTTAAGTTTAAATTAGTTGTAAATGTATCTGCCATAAAAAAATTCCTTTAAGCTGCGTCTTGTTCGCCTAATTCATTCCAAGTAGTCGATGGGTTAGATTGCTCCTCCCATGTTGTACTTGTTTGTAAATCTGTCCATGATGTATCTGGATTCGCTTGGTTTGTCCAGGTATCGGCTATTATATCTTGTTCTGTCCATGTTTCATCAGGAACAATTATATCTTCCCATTTTAGACTACCAATAGCATTAAATCCACTTGTTTGTGCAATTACAGATGCACCTCTGTCTATCTGTCTACCGTCTGCATCAAAGCCACTTACACCAGCTAATGTAGCTGAAGCAGCAATAGTAAATCTACCAGTAGCTGTAAATCCTGATACAACTGCAATAGTTGCTAAAGCTTTATCTATTTGTGTACCTGTAGCAGTCATACTGCTTGTTGCAGCTATTGTTGATGCTCCTGGTATTAATTTAGTTGGTACTGCGGTTACACTAGATGTAGCTGCTATAGTTGCAGATCCTAAATCTATTTGTGTACCTACTGCTGTAAATCCAGATATACCTGTTATAGTTGCAGTACCTCTATCAATCTGTCTACCAATAGCTGTAGCACTAGATACTGCACTAATAACCGCTTGTCCACGGTCTATTTGTCTACCTACTGCTGTTGCAGAAGAAACTGCTGCTATGGTTGATGCACCAAGATTTATTTTATGACCAACTGAAGCAAATCCTGATGTTGCAGCAGATGTTGCTGCTCCTAAATTAATTTTATGCCCTACTGCATTGAAATCAGAAGTTTGTGCAGATGTTGCACTAGCTAGTTTTTGTACTGATGATTCAGCTGTAAAACCTGATGATGCTTGTATTGTTGCAGCACCAAAATGATAAACGGGAGTTCCATAGTTGGACTTCCCGTATGTATATAGACCATAGCCTACTGAGGCCATGATATTACGCTAATGTTATATCTAAATCTCCAGCATCAAATCTGAATACATCACCTGTGCTTACAGTTTTAGATGTTGTTAGGTTTGCGTAAGCTAAAAGATTACCAGCTGATGAAGCATCTAAAATACCAACTGCAACTACAGTTCCATAATCTGCTGTAGCTGTTGGATATTCAATAGCTGCTGAGTTTGTTGCTGTGGTAGGATCAGTACCAGATACGGTAAATGTACCAGTTTGTCTTGCATAAGCTCCGCCTGATACTTCTGTGCCACCGCCTGTATCTGTAGGTGCTACAGTATATAAAGCAACATATAATGTTGATGGTGCTGTATAAGCACTACCACCAGATACATGGTCTAATACTTTATCTTCTAAATAATCACTAAATCCAGCCATTTTATCTCCTAATTATTATTCCAATAATAAATGTTTTTACCAGACTTGCCATAAGTTCTTCTTCTTTGTATTAGAGATCCTTTGCCAAATTCTGCTTTCTCTTGTTCCATTCTCATCTCTTCTAATGCTTTTTCAAATTGTGCTGTGAATAACGGCACTCTTTCATCTTCCATTAAATAGATAGAAGCGTGTTTTAAAGCACCATATAAGTAAGCATCTGGATATCCTGTGGATATAAAGTTCGTTGTATTAGAACTGCTTAAAGCATCAATAGTGCCATAGTATGTTAATTGTAGCGTATAACTTGTGTCAGGGGTAGGTGCTAACTCTAAAGTATTATCTACAAGTGCATAATAAATAGGTTGACCAGTTACATTGTTATTAGATTTTCTATACACATCTAATGACTCAATAGACTGTTGAAATAATGGTCTAAAATCATTTGATGTAATTTCTACATTGATAGCTTCTAACCAATCTGTTGGTAATGACATATATTGTGCATCTGCTGTAGCAGTTGCCCGTTTAATCATATCCTTAGTTCTTAATCTTCTATTGAACTCTGCTTCTGTTGCATCAATAAAAAAGTCTAATTGGTCTGTTAAATCTGACCTGTTTAAGAAATTTGCAATATTAGTTTTTAATTCATCGTATGTCATACTTTACCTTTCCATGTCCTAAAGGGTTTATTATCAGAATGGTTTAACCATTTTTTCCATTGTGCAGAATCTTGCGCCCAACCTTCTCTTAAAGCTTTTTGATATATTACCATGGGAACTTCTGCTACATGACGAAAATCTTTACCTGGTGCATTTTCAGATAAGTGTTTTACATAGTCTAGTGTTGGTTGTATGTTCTGTTTTGTCTGATAAACAACCTTATCATCTTCAGTTGCAAAA